CTCAACGCTTCGTAGGAGGCGCACCGTGCCTTACCGCATGGAGATTAACCAGCCCAATCTGGCGGACGGAGCTGAGCTTTGGATCCACGGGCTGGGCATGTTTAAGAACGGCGAAACGTACGACATTACAGACGAACAGGCCGAGAAGTATCGCTTGGACAATGCTCGCGATTCAGGCGAGATAGAAAGCGATTCAGAGTCGCCTCACTTCGGCGTACAGCATCTGGCCAGGGAGCTCGGGCCTAGTCTTCTCGACGTCGATATTCATGGCATCACCGTTACAGAAGTCACTGCGAATGCGCCATCCTCGCGCCCTGTGGTTTCTTCGTCAGGTGGGGCCCCGTCGGACAACGACGATGAAGGGGGTGCTTCCTGATGGGTATTGGCATTTCAGGTGGTGGCAGCCTAGGACTCGCATTCGAGACTAACGTAGGGGTCTACGCGTCGCCCACGAAGTACCATCCGATTCTGAGTGAGTCGTTGGAGTTCATGCCGGGCCTTATGTACAGGCGGCCGATTCGCCAGTCGATTGACCAGATCGGTGTCGTGCCAGGTAACGTCAGTGTGTCAGGTACTGTGTCGGCTGAAGCGCTTGACGACATTCTGGTATACTATTTGTACGCGATGCGTATGCAAATCGTCAGGACGGGTACGTCTCCAAACTGGGTCTATACGTGTACGCCTACGTCGCTGTCTGTGTTCCCAACGCGTACGCTGTCGCTAACGGTAGTTCGTAATAGTCAGACGTTTGGCTACACGGGCTGTGTGGTGTCCAAGCTGACGCTGGGGATCCAGAACGATATCCTTCAGGCTGACATGGACATCATAGGCCTGAACGAGGCTATTCAGAACCAGCCTTCGCCGACCTGGAACACTACGGTGCCCATTGGGCCCGGTCAGTGGAACGTTCAGGTTCCAACGGGAACGCAGATCTTCGATATGGACACGTTCTCGTTCTCGATTGACGAGGCAGGAACTGCCAACTACCGTCTGAAGAACACTGGCGCCAACGCAGGACGCGGCGCGCAGTTCATCGGGTTTGGCGAACGTACTGTGCAGATGACTGCGTCTCGCGACTTCATTGACAGGACTGATTACAACGCGTTCCAGGCGACTCTACCGCAGAGTATTACGATCCTAGGAACTGCCAACAGCTCGGTGTACAACAGCATCCAGTTCCTGATGGGTAACGCAACTAAGAGTGCCATGCAGATCGTAATGGGCGCTCAGGGCGACATCGTACGTTCTACTCTGACGTACGACACTGTTATTGACGGCAATGGCAACGCTTGCCAGCTAGCGGTCAACACGCAGGAAACTATATCCTAACCTTAGGGGCTAAGGTGGGAAAGTGCCGTAAGCGTACGGTACGCAAGAAAAGAGAGAGGCGGACGATTATGCCTAAGGCAACTGTGTCTATGGCGCCAGAGCACTACGCGTTGAAGCACTGTCCTCCAGACGGCTACGTCGACCTTCGACGTATGTCCTTTGGCGAACTTCTGGCAAGCCAGGATATGGCCTACAAGGTCTCAGCACAGTCTCAAGAGGGGTCTGACGATCCCACGGTTGGCCTGAGTGTGACTCAAGCCGCTGTGATGGAGTACCAGTTCAGAATCTGCATCGTGAAGCACAACCTCGAGGATGACAAGGGCCAGCCTCTCGACTTCGCTAAGTCGCCTCAGCACGTGCATCTTCTCGACCCCCTGATCGGACAAGACATAGCCAAGAAGATCGACCTGATGCACCGGCTGGAGCAGAAGTACCCAAACTCCGAAGCGCCATCCGTCAACGGGTCGTCAACGACAGACGTAGCCGCGACGGTGGCGATGGACCTTCCGGAGACGTTGCCGACCAGTTCATCGGCATAACGAGTATGTGTACTGAGCTACATTGTCTGCCAAGTCCAGGAGGCTTGCTCGACCAGGATTGCTGGATGGTAGCCGGAATGGATATGGTAATGGAGGCTCAGGGCATTAAGCGTAAGCTGGAGCAGGCTGAGACGAGTCGGAAGGCTTCCGCTAGGAGGTAGCCGTGGCAGGGTTTGAAGTTAACATAACCCTAGACCCCGATAGGTTCTTGGCGGCTCTGGAAGACTGGAAAATTCGGGTAGGCGAGCAGACTGACTATGCAGTAATAGAAGCTGCAGAGTTCCTCAAGGAACTTGTTCAGGAGAACCTAGCTAGGTTTCCTCACCCTTGGGCGGAAGCTACTCCTGCACCCGAATTCATAGGCCCTGTAGGCATGATCTCCGGTGCTCTGCGTGATTCTGTAACCATTGACTTTGGAGTAATTGTTGCTTCGGGCTTTCAAGGCTTGGCTCGTGGTACTGCCAAAGTCTACCCCACAGAAGTGTACTCCAGAATTCAGGAGCTAGGTGGTTGGACTGGAACTGATCACATGACCTTTATACCGCCTAGGCCTTACTTCCGGCCTATGGTGGAAGAAGTGGACACGTCTGGTCCTACGGGCATAGAGCACATTTTCTATGACCGCTGGCGCCAGGCGCAAGAGGCTGTTACAGGGCTAGGGGGGTGACATGGCACTAGGACAAGACCTTCCTCCAGTCGGTGCTAGGCTTACTGGTGACATTGCTGATCTTCTAGCCAAGATCGAAATTGTTAAGGAAGCGATTAAGGAGCTCAAGAAGGAGGCCTCTGGTACAACTGATATTCAGCTTGGCAAGGACCTAGACAAGGCACTATCTGACTTTCAGAAGCAGGCTCGTTCGGGCATTATTAGTAAGGCTATTAAGGACGAGTTCGATAGGGCCGGTTCAAATGCTACGCCAGCAGGTAGGAGCTTTGGACAGCGGTACGCTGATGCTCTTACGTCTGAAGTGGATAGGGCTCTAAAGTCGAAGGGACCTCGCTGGGCCACCCTTATTGGTTTTGCAATGCCCGTTATTCCTGCTGCGCTTACAGGACTAGCAGGTGTTCTAGGAGGCATTGCTACTGCGGGGCTTGGAGCTGCTGCGGGGCTAGGCGCACTGGGAGCTGCTGCTCTAGAAGTTCTTGGACCAGTCAAGCAGGCCTTTACTACAATTGACCAGCTTACTACGACTAATGCTGTAGCAGCTAATGCGACTGCGTTGCAGACTTGGCTTAAGAGTATACCAACTATAGTTCGTACTAGTACGGGGAAGGTAACAGCAGCGTCGGCGCGCTCGCTTGCTCAGCGACAGGCACTAGGAGGTAATCTAGGGTTCCTGACAAATCCCAACGTTAACTATGTTACGATGACTGCTGCGCAGCGGAGGGCCCTAACTATCGCTGCACAGAGTACGACGGGGATGCCGACTTCTGAGAGTGCGCAGATAAGAGCACTCATGTCAGAGCGTCAGGTTTATACTGCGCTTAATCCAGGTCAGCAAACAGCGCTTACTCAGTACACCAGGTTCGACCAGGGAATGGTCAAAGCTCAAACTGCTGCGCAACCTGCTGTACTAAAGGTTTTTGGTTCAGGACTAGCTGCAATAAGCTCGATAACGAAGTACATTACACCTATGGCAGATGCTGCTGCTAAAGCGTTGCTTCCACTGATTAAGGAGATTGGGTCTGGCTTTAAGTCGAAGGGCTTTTCGGACTTTATGGTCCTTCTGCAGAAGATGGCAACGCTCGGGATTGGTACTTTCGGACAGGGTATAATTAATGTTGGCGAGGGCATAGCACACATCTTTGACTCTATCGCTAAGTCTGGAATTGCTCAGATTGTAATGGGCGACATGCAGGAGATGACTGCAGCATTTAAAAATGACACTGGACCCAACGACAAGGGCTTTCAGGGCTTTATTGCCAACATGAAGAAGGATACGCCTATAATAGATGACATCATACGGAAGATAGTTGCGATTCTAGGTGACTTGGTAAAGGCTCTTGGTGGCGGGCTAGGTCGTGCAGAACTGTCGGGCATAAACTTCCTACTTGGCCTACTGCAAGACATTGCGAAGCTTCCTCTGGGTGGAATGGCTTACAACATACTGGCAGTAATGTTGGCCCTTTCTAAGTTCGGAACTCTAAAGCTCATTACTGCTCCGTTTACTGCACTTGGCAAGGTACTAGGCGAGCTCGTCGTTAAGATGGCCGCTACTGCAATAGCCTATGTTGCGATGTGGCTAGGCATTGACGCTACTACTACTGCGGGGGCTGTTGCTGCAACTGCCGCTACTGGTGGAATTATTCTAGGTATTGCAGCGCTTGCTATTGGCGTTTATGAGTTGTATAAGCACTGGAGTACAGTCTGGGCTTGGATTAAGAAGATTGCGAAGGACGCCTGGGACTTCATCTACAACGGCTGGGGTAAGTATCTTCTTCCGTTGCTAGGTCCAGAAGGCCTTCTGATTCTAGGAGTCATGGAGGTCTGGAAGCACTGGAATACTATCTGGGGCTGGATAACGGGAGCTGTTAAGACTGCCTGGGACGGCATAAAGGCCATTATGGTTGACCTCCTGAAGACCATACTGACCGATCCCGGTACTGGTATACTGTGGATGGCGCAGGAGATACTTCGAGGAATATCAGATGCCTTTGGATGGGTGCCATTCGTTGGTGGTAAGCTAAAGACTGCGTCTAACGACGTTGCTGCTTGGGTTACAAGCGTGAATAAGTCACTAGGTAATTTGGATACACAACACACTACTACTCTTAACTTCAACATGGGGAAGATAACAGGCTCGCCTCTAAAGCCTCAGCAGAAGGCTTCTGGCGGTGGAGCGCAGGCTGGACTTGCGTGGGTCGGTGAGCAGGGTCCCGAGCTAGTTCATTTCCACGGTGGCGAGACGGTTTACAGTAACTCACAGAGCAAGCGAATGATGGGGTACGCTAAGGGCACTAGTTCTGGTTTGTCCTTCGCTACCAAGCTGGTGCCCTTGTCGCACGTCATTTCAGGCTTCACAAGCGTAACCGATAAGATTGCTGCGGAAGTAGGCGCTGCTCTTAGAACTGAACTACAGACTAGTCAACTTCCTGGTGGCGGACTAGGTGCAAGTGGACCTGGAGTAGCTGCTGCAGAGGCGTTTGCACGAAGAATGTTGCCAGCGTTTGGTTGGGCAGCTAACCAGATGGCGCCGCTGATTAACTTGTGGACCAGAGAAAGTGGTTGGCGTTGGAATGCGACTAACCCGTCTTCTGGCGCATATGGCATTCCTCAGTCACTGCCAGCCAACAAGATGGCCAGTGCTGGGGCTGATTGGCTAACTAATCCAGCGACCCAAATTCGTTGGGGGCTAGGTTACATTAGGTCCGTGTACGGCTCCCCTGCCGGAGCATGGGCTCACGAGATGAGTGCTGGCTGGTACGGACGTGGTACGATCAGTGCTCGGCCAGGACTCGGAGTAGTTGGCGAGCACGGCCCCGAACTAGTAAAGCGTGGCTATCTGAAGGGCATAGGAAGTGGAGGTGGCAGCCACCATCCACCGTATAGGAAGCCCGCAAGTAGTCAACCAGGGCTAGTCAATCTGGCACTCGCAGCAGGGGGCATCCCGTACGGGGAAGCTGCTATTACTGATGCGAAAGATGCAATAGTTAAGGCGATCGAGAAGTTCTACAAGGGCGCTCAGGCTAAGTGGAGAATTGAAGCGGTCAACGATATCGCAGGCAAGATGACGACTATCTCCAAGAAGCTTAGTGCCATTAATGCGACTATTGACTCGGCGAAGAGCTTCCAGTCAAGCACTGCTACTAACCTGGCTAGTGGTGGACTCCTGTCGAATCTTCCGTTGGTCAATAACACTACAATGACGGGCATAGCTTCTACCACCGTAGACCTAAAGACGTTGCAGGCATACTTGGCACAGTTGAAGCAGTTTGGCGCTGCAATTAAGCAGCTGGCTGCGAAGGGCCTGTCAAAGGCCTTGATTCAGGAAATTGTCAATATGGGAGTTACGGTCGGTCTGCCTTATGCACAAGCTATCTTGGCAGGCGGCGGTGGTTTGATTGGAACGCTTAATAAGACAGAGGCTGCAAAACCTCAACGGCTACGACAGTGTCTCAGATTGCTACAGACGCCGTGTACGGTCTGCCTACTAATCAGGTAGGGAAGAACTTCCTGAAGGGCCTTTTGTCACAGCAGAAGGCTCTGGAAGCTGAGATGACACATCTAGGAGAGGTACTGGCTAAGGCTGTCGCTGCTTACTTCAAGCCGAAGAAGGCTGCACCTAAGAAGAAGCTGGCTGGCGGAGGCATGCTTAGTGAGCCTATCATTGGCTATGGCCTCAACACCGGTACGGAGTACAACTTTGCAGAGTTTGGACCAGAGAAGGTTGTGCCTGTAGGAGGGCCAGGCGGGCCTGCACGCATGGGCTCTATGCCTGGCGGACGTAACGGGATCGGTCCCATCATTATCAACACGCAGGAAATAAACCCAATTAGGCACGCTGCCGAACTTGGGTGGGAACTCGCACGAAGGTCGGCGTGACATGCCTCCTGTACTGACTGACTATGAGTACGCGTATGGAGAGACTGGTTTTGTTCTCAATGCTGACTTTGGCGGTAACCCTAACAACTTGCCATTCGTAGATGTCACTGACATCACTGGACTAGACTCTGCACCGCAAAGAGTGAACACTAGCGAACGTGAGGGCCTTGACGGAACGTACGTAGATGTGG